TCAATTTCAAAGTTAATCTCTCTATCATCATAAAGAGGATTGTGGATTAACTCAAGAGATGCACCATTTGCCATGTTGTATTTCACAAATTGGTAACCTGCTTCAAGAGAATTAGTATGTACTGAGTTAGTCACTTTGTTAGTGTAAACTTCAATATTTTTAATAAATCCTGATTTGTTTTGCCAATCTTGGATAGCTCTGTGGAATTGTAACATTCCATACTCTCCTGTGAATCCTTTAACCTGTCTTCCAGCACCTGGCTTAACACGAGAATAAAAGATGTCTTGCAAGTACTCTTCAATTAACTTAGCAGTTAAGTGAGAATATCTGTGTTGGTGAGAATCTTCCAATTGCTCTTGGATTCCAGGACCCATTCTTACTGGTCTACCATTAGCACCTAATACAGTATCTGCAGATCTTGAATACCAATATCCACGTTCTACTTCTCTGTACCATTGTTGCCAATATTCAACTTCAGCATAACGCATCCATGAATTGTGATAAGCACCTTTAGAATCAGGAATAGCTACAGCCAATACTTCAGTAGAAGCATAGTCAGTAATTCTGTATTCTTTTCTGTACTTAGACATTCTGTTTCTGAAGGCAATTGGCAAACTGAATACAGTTGAACCTGATTGCTCAGCAGCTTCCTCATATTGAGAGAAAAGTTTACCCCATTGTTGTCCTGGTTTCAAATATTTAACAGGCATAAATGCTTGTGGGTCATCTGAATTCATTCTTACAGTGTAGACAGTACCATCTCCATGTTTTACTCCTTGATTTTGTACACGTACTTGGTATTTCTTGTTAGAAGTACCTGGCATGATAACATCTCCTGGTAAGTACCAGTTCTCATCAAGTTTAATTTTGAATGTTTTTTTGAATTTTCCTGGAGTAGTGTTACCCACTGCTTCAACATTTTCTACAACAACTAGAGGTCTAGTGTTTGCACCTTTCAACTCCCATTCCCATTCTGTGTTACCAATAGTTTCTTCTGTTTTAGAGTTACCCATCAACAAAGAAGACATTGGATTATCAGAGTAGTAGTTTTGAGCTGAGAACAATTTGTCCATTTCTCCAAGAATACGGTGTGGTTTAGCAATCAGAGCAGCACCTAAGTGAGATTGCTCAGTCATGTTGGCATTCCACTCCATCTCTTTTACGAGAAGCTTGCTTCCTAATGTAGCCATTTTGATTTAATTTTAAGTTAATAATTAATTTAGTTTATCCCTCTAGCATATCCCAAAGGGCCTTTTTATTGGATTTGTGACCTCCACTTTCTGAATTTGATAATTCCTTTCTGTCAACTCTTTCAACAGCTTCTCTGACTCCTCTTGCAGCTTGAGTTTGTTTCTTTCTCTCAATAGCACTAAAGTCAAAATCTGTTTTTAGAAGTTTAGCTAAAAGAACTATTTTATCTTTGTCAGCCATCACTTTGAATAAGTCTGCTTGCATTTCACTTACAAATCTACCATCTTGTAGTTCTACATTAGGTTCTGAGATATAAGTTGGAAGACTTGTCTTATCTTGTTTAGATAAAGGTAATCCTCCAGTTTCATTCAAACTATTAATATGACTAGTAATGTTAGTCTTATATTCTCTAGCTTGTTTCTTTCTACTTTCTGCAATATCTTTTTGTCTTTGGACTTGACCTGCAGTTTCATTTTCTTGAGCTTCAATAATCTTATCATAAGACTTTTTAGCTATTCCTTCAAGTTTGTCTTTTTCTTTTAGAAACTCTATTTGAGAATCTATATACTCTTGATCATAACCTTGGCTTTTTAAATCCATTGTTACTGCAAGAACTTGAACATCCTCATTGTCAATATCACTATCTTTAGTAATACCTGAAGTTGCATGTTGAATCATCTTACCTAATAGTTCTCCAACATTACCTCCTTTAGATGCAAACTTTACTAAGTCTTTAATATCTTGAGGAAGGTCTTTAATTGTAGCTTCTACTTCTAACTCTAAAGCTTTCTCCCAAGAGTCTTCAAGTAAATGTTCTGCATCTTCTTCAGTAAGTTCTACACCATCTTCTAACTCATAATCTACAAGACCTTTTTCTTTTAAGAACTCAAGAGTCTGTTTATTATTTACATTAGTTACTGGTTCTTTTTTACCTGAAGAAGTTTTATCTTCTTCCTCATCTTCAGTTTGAACTTTAGGGGCATCTTTTTCAAAAGCTTTAAACTGATCATCAATCAATTCTTGTTCTTTTTTTTCTTCCTCTTCTTTTGCAAGATCTTCTTCTGTTTTAACATCATCTTTTAATGCTACATCTACTGCATCAACTTCTAGATTAGTTTCTCCAAAAAAATCATGTTGTTGTGATGAATCATCCCATCCTGCAAATTGGTCAATGGTTTTCTCTGTTCCACTCATAATTGTGACAAATTTAAGTTTAATTATTTAATTAATTACATATTCAAAATGAAGGTTTACTATTTAAAGTATAATAGCCTTATTTTATTTTCCTGCTCCCTTTTGAGCAATTTCTTTAGCCTTTAGTTTATTTTTCTCTTTGTCATCCTGTATTTGATGATCAATTAGTTTAGCTTGATTAGCAACTTGTGCTCTCTTAATTTCAGCATCAACTCCATATTTAGCAACTTCAAGTACATCAGGAGTGCCATCATTATCTTGGTCTTTATTAATATCAAATCCCATAGAAAGAATAGTTTGTTTCTGAATCTCAGTTTTTCTTCTTTCTTCTTCTTTAAGAGTAATCATATCAGCTTCATGTGCCCATTCTTCTTTCTTAAACTCAAGTTCTTTTTGTTGGAAGTCTGCTTTAGCTTTTTCTTGTGCTTGTGCCTGTGCTTGTTCTCTATTAGATCTAAGTTCTTCAGAAACAAGTAAAGCTTCTTCAGCTTCTTGTATAGAATCTTGTTTAATAACTTTAAGGACATCAGATAATTCAATTTTTTGATTCTGCATTGCAGCATGAGCAAGTTGTTGAATAGTCTGTTTAATTTCTTCTGACATAGAAGAGTCTTCCATAAATAAACCTAATGTACTTTCATCAAGTAAGTTTATATCCATCTGTAACATCTCTATAGACATATCATCTAAGATATAAGTGATATTCTTTTTATCAGAGTTAGCATAAGCTACCTTAGCAATATCAAGTAATCCTTGAAGTACATTTCTTTTAATACAATTGTGTAAGTCAAAGTAAGGTTCAAGCATATGAGAAGTCTGCACTAGGTTTTGTTGATTGTTTCCAACTCTTTCAGATACAGAAGTTTGACCTAATACAGGGTCTGTAATACCCACAGATTTACCACATTTTTGTTCTAAGTAATCTGCAAGTTGAATATATTTCTGAATATCAGAAGCCAATGAAAGGTCTAGAGTCTTAGCAATAGTATTTACATCACTTTGATTCATTCCTTCTTCATCAGGATTGTACCACATAAAAGGAGTACTTTCAAAGAAGTATTGCCATTTCTTAAGATCTATTCCAGAGTCAGTAGGAATAGCATTGATGTTCATTAAGATTTTCTTCCCTTTATCTGAAGCCAAGAGTAACTCTAATCTGTACATTACTATGTTATAGTAGTACTGATAAACTTTCATTCTATCCATTACAGAAGTAGGTTGAGAGTTTATGTTATCATAGATTGCACCATAATAAGGTAAATTACATTTATAGATATTGTCCATATCTTTAAACTGTCCTGGAATTGGTCTCATTTCTTTGTAAATGTCAGCACCAATTTTATATCCTTCATATACTTCAGGAATCCATTCATACTTAATTTTTACATCTCCATTTTCTTTATCAAGTCTATAAGTTTCATCAACCATAAACTTAGTTTGGAGAATACCATCTTGATCTATATAATCTAACCAACCTATTTTTCTAAGTCCTTTAAATACACAATGCAATACCCTTACTGCATTTTTATCTTCATAAGTTAGATACTCATCAAAGTTAAATAAGTTATCATGTACTCTTTGAGTAATATGATGATTGTAATTTCTCCAAAGAGTATCTATTTCTTTATCAGTAAGTTCAAAAGTCTGTACAATTTGTGAAGGGTGCATTCTGTATTCTGCTGCAGCCCACTCTCCTTGTTCTATGTAGTCAAGGTCTGAAGCTTTATCACAAGAAAATCTAACAGGGTTTACAACTTTCATTGCTGGTTCTCCATTGATTATTCCTAACCAATATACTTCATAAGCTGAGATTAAACCATGTTTCCAACCATTATTAAACTTCTTTTTGACATCAAGTTTCTTAATTAAGTAATTAACAATCTGTTGTCCTTGTACTTCAGCAGGGTCTCTATGATCCCTTTTCATGTATGCTCTTACTTTATCAGGAGTTGCAGCTTCAATTTCAGCTTGCATTTTTTCTTGCATTTGTTGAGACTCTTGTTCAGTGAGTTCTCTTCCTTTCATTTGAGCCTGATACTCTTTTTCTTTTTGTTGTGTAATAGGAGCCATTATAGAGTTAACAACAAAGTCAGTTATTCTTTTAGTCTCTTCTTCTACTTTTCTATTTGATGCTTCTTTATTAGTGGCAATGACTCTATAACCAAAAGGTCTTTTCATTTCCATACCAATTAAAGCTTTTACTCTATAAGAACAAATATCTCTATTTGCCATTTGAGCTGGCATCTCTCCCTGGTCAGCCCCATAAGGACTAGCTACATAAGCAAAGTCAGAGAGGTCAATTATGTTATTAAATAAATCATAATTTACCCTCATTCTTTTATACTCATTAACCCCTCCATATCCAATAGATAAGAAGTTGGCTTTAGTATCATACATGTCAATCTTTTCTCTATACCAAAGAAAGTTATTATCTTCCTTTTCTCTTCTGCTAAGTCTCTCAGTAGAATATGACTTGGGTTGCGTAACTGGTTGATTCATTTGTTTAAAAGATAAGTATTCACAAAAGTAATAATTATTTTAATGACTGTAGAGCATTTCTACCATTATTTTTTGAGTACATAGTTCCCATCATATCTAAAAGTTGTTTTGCTTTAGCATTTCCTTTTGATTT